CTTGGTCCAGGTCTGCGCGGCATTGAGCCGGGCATAGGCATCGAGCACCACCAGCGCCGCCTGAACGAACGCGGTGGTGGCGAGCTGAGTGGTGCTGGTGCCGGCGGCGGCGGTCGGCGCGGTGGGCGTGCCGGTCAGCGACGGGCTGGCCAGCGGCGCCTTGGCGGCCAGGGCGGCGGTGACGGTGGCGGCGAAATTGGCGTCGTCGCCCAGCGCCGTCGCCAGCTCGTTGAGGGTGTCGAGCGTTCCTGGCGCCGAATTGACCAGGGCCGCAACCGCTGCCGAGATCGAGGTCGCCAAACCAGCCGGGGTCACCGCCTTGGTGGTGAGCTTCCCGGCAAGCGCCTCGGTGACGCTGGCCAGAGCAACCAGTCCGCTGACATTCTCACTGGCCGACGTGATCTTGGCGATCGCGGCGGCGATTGCGGCGGCGGTGGTGTTGGGCGTCATCAGGGTGGCGGCATCGGTACCGGCCAGGGCCTGGGGGATGGTCGATACCCCCAGCCACGCCGCCGCCCCGAGCCCCAGCGCCGGGAGGTCGCGTTCATCGGTGATCATCGTCGCGTCGATCGCGGTTACGGCAGGAGACAGCGCGATCTGGGCGACCGGCAACGCCGTTGCAGGGACAGCGGGGGCGACCGGCGCTGCGGCGGCGGTGCCGGTGATGACCGAGAGAACCCCGGTGGCCCGGTCAAGCACGATCCGGTCGATGCGTGGATTGCCGGTGGGCGCGATCAAGGCCGGGGTCGTCTGAGCCGCGACAAAGGTGACGGTGCTGGCCCCCGAGATGTAACCGGCGGTCAGATTGACCACCATGCTGGCCGGCACGGTCGGCGCGGCCGCGAACATGCCTCGGGATTGCGTGGCGATATGGGCGCTGATCGCCTGATAGAGCTGGGAATTATCGTTGCCATCAAGCCCGGACACGAACCGCTCGATGTAGGTGCAAATCTCTTCCTGCCAGGCATTGAATGTCGAGGCGTTGGGGATGGTCCCGCGCTGCCCTGTCGATTCGTCGTAGTCCTTGAACCCGTTCTTGCCGGGGCCGTTGGCATTGGCGAGGGTGTTCGCGCCATCGATCCGTTTCATGGCTCAGTTCCCGTAATTAAATCGCAGGGTGGTGTGGGCGGGTTTGTAGCGGGCGAACAGCGCCTCGATGATTCCCGTCCGGCAATAGCCGAGCGGATCGCCGCATTGAGATAATCCCATCTCAAAATAGTAGGCGGGGGGCGATGGCATGTTGACCTGCCACAGCATGAACAGGCTGTCGTCGTTGCCGATCTGGTCGTGTCCTGTCTCGCCCAGGCCGCAGCCCCAGGGCTGGAATTCGTCGATGGTGATGCTGGTGCCGAGCGAGGCGGCCAACGCGACGAAATAGGCTCGTGACTGCCCGCCGACCGAGGTCAGACGGATTTTCAGCCAGGCGCGCCGCTCGGCCAGCGACTGATAATCCGTGCCGATCGCGCTATCGGGCAACCCGGCAACCCGCTCCCAATCAGGCAGCAGGGAATTGGCGGTGCGGGGGTCGGCCTCGTCGTAAAGCGCGTTGACGGCGCTGTCGACCTCGGCGAGGACATCGGCGATCGCCTGGAGGAGTTTGGTCAGATTGGCGAGGGGGGAGCGCGAGAGGGCGATGCCGGGCGGCAGCAACGCCTGGGCCTGCTTCAGATAATCGGCGGCTGACCTCACACCCATGTGATGGCCCCCATCGTGGTGATCTGGCCCTGGGCCACCTGCACGTCGGCGCCGGGGACGGTCATGGTGTAATCGACCTCACCGGCGGCGGCGCTGATCGCGGCGCGGATCTGGCTAAGATAGAGCAGCCCGCCGGCGGTCTTGACCCCGTCGACGACATAGGTGCCGCCCGGAGTGCATTTGTTGGCGATCAGGCTGGCGAGCTGGGCCGTGACGGCGGTCCGGATCGTGTCGGATCCCGGATTGAGGTGGATGACGAAATCGAGCGGGACGGCGGTGGCGGCGAACACCTTGGTGCGGCAGGCGGCCGGTCGCACCACGTCGATCGCGGCCTGCACGGTGGCGACGTCGGTGGCGAGCGGGATCGGATCGTCACGATCGTCGCACAGGAAGGTGACGCCGATGGTGCCGGTGCCGATCCAGGCGGGGAACACCCAGGCCCGGGTCGGCCCCGACACCGCGAGCGTCCAGCGGCGGAAATCGGCGTCGCTGCCGCCCTGGGGCGTCTCCCGGATCCGGTCCAGCAGGCGTGACAGCAGCGCGGCAATCTTCTCGATATCGGCACCACCGGACAGGCCGCCGCCGCCGATGGTGATGGTCGAGGCGATCCCGCCGGCCGGAGAGGTCAGGGCCAGGGTGCCGCCAGCGTCGGTGTTGGTGACTGCACCCGCGCTGGTGCAGGTTACGGTGCCGGAGCCGGTACCGTCCACCAGGGTGACGTCCGCGTCCAGGGTGTAGACCAGCCCGTCCGAGCGGGTCATCCTGGTCCCGGCCGGGAGGGTTTTGCCGCTGGTGCCGGTGACGATGACGGGGCCGCTGGCGGCGGTCGGGGCCTTGAGCTTGAGCCCCCAGATCCCGGCCCAGCGCACCAGGTAATCCGACGAGGCGGTGTCGTAGATGATGTTGGCGGCGACCTTGGCGATCGCGCCGTACAGCCCGTCGACCAGCGCGGCGATGATCTTGGTCAGCACGCCGAGCACCGAGCGGGGCGGCGTGGCATCGGCGCCGGGCAGCCGGGTGGCGATCGCGGTGGCGACCGACTGGCACAGCGTGGCGAGACCCGGGGTCGAGATCGTCATGGCTACAGCCCCCACGGCATGTCATGGGTGAAGGCGGTGGTCGAGCCATCCGGCTTGTGGGCGACCACGGTGAAGGTGAACCGGCCCGGCTTGGGGAACGCGACGGTGATGTCGAGCGACGAGGCCCAGCCATCCTCAACCATCCAGGCCAGCCCCTCGGCGATGATCGCCTTGGCCTTGGGGAGCAGCGTCGGCACCTGCCGCTCGCGCTGGATCTGCCACAGGCGCGAACCGATCCGGTCGGGATCGCGGCCGGTGCCGGTGTCGGGCCGGGCCAGGGGCTCGACGCGATCCCCCCACCACCCGCGCCGGCTGGCGCCTTTGGGCAAGTCATCATCGTCGGCCGCGCGCCGATCGATGAACAGCGACAACACGGCGGCGGTGGCCAGCCCCTCGTCCCGGGCGAGATCGGCCCCGTCGAGGAAGACGTCCCAGCCACCCAGCGCGGCATCGTATTTGAGGGCGATGTCGGTCATTTCTGCGGTGCCGAGGTCTTCGCCCCGGCTCCTCCGCTGATGTGGGTGTGGGTCTTCAGGCTGATGCCATCGGCAACGACGTCACCCGTGACGGTGATGCCGTTGCCGACAGTGAGCGCCCCGGAGAGGGTGACCTGGGGGCTGTCGATCGTCACCGACGGCGTGCCCGTGATCGTGACCGGCAATCCGGCACCCTCGATCACGATGCCCGCGCGGCTGATGTGGATTTTCTGGCCCTGGTCATCGTAGAGCTGGGACTCGCCGCCCCGGAGCCCGGTCGGCCGGTAGCGGCGATCGTCGATCGCGATCACCAGGCCGTGGGCGCGCACCCCGCCAACCGCGAGATAGGCCGCCTCGGCCCCGGAGAACGGCACCGAGGTGAAGCCGTAATGGCCCAGCACCTCGATCCCGTCGATGGTCTCGGCCCCCATCGTCCCGTCGGGCTGCGGGAAGGCCATCAACTGGATCTGCGCTTGCTGGAGCGCGGCACTGTCATTGATCAGGGTCAGCACCCCGCGCGCGATCGCATTGCGGATCTGTCGCCGCAGGGGATCAAGCATCTTGTTGGCACCCCGGATCGCCGCCTCGATCATCGCATCGCCCCAGTGGTACTGTTCTCGTAAGGGGGCAGCGAGGTCAGTGGTGCCGGGTCGAACGCCGATTTCCGGGCCAACGTCAGCTCGGCAAGTTGGCCACGATCCGACGACAGGCTGAGCCGGACCGCCGTCACCAGCAGCGTCTCATGGATGCCGAGGAAATCGTCCTCGACCCGGATTAGGGTGTTGGGGCTGTACAGGCTGCCATTGGCGTCGCGCCAGCCGGCGAGGGTGAGGGCCGGCCGGCGCGCCCGACCCGAGCGATGGGACGCCTCCCACGCCGCCCGGGTCGGCAGGAAATTCATGTCGCAGGTGTTGCACTCGGTCTGCACGATCAGCGGGCGGTAGCGACTGACGTTGGGGTCGCCGGCATGAGCGCTGGCTCCGGTGGTGATGCGGGGGTCGGCATAGGCGTCGCTCATGCCGGGGAACTGCCCCAGCAGGTAATAATCCCGGTACAGCTCGCGATCGCTGAAACTGCATGAGCCGGCGAGAATCGAGCCACCCAGCCGGGCCTCGGCCAGCGCGCCGCCGCTGCCGGGCCGGGTCAGCACCAGGTTGCCCGCGCCGTCGCTCATCGCCATCACCCCGTATTGGCGGATGGCGCGGTCCAGGCATTCCCAGACGGTTTCCCCCATCTGGAGGACGTGGCCAGCCAGCACCTTGTCGGTATCCGGGACGGTCGAGCGGACGGTAATGCCGAACGGGGCGCATAAATCGGCGGCGATCCGCATCACGCTAACCCCGTTCCAGGCACCGACGCCGCTGACCAGGGCGGCACAATCGACCAGATCGGCGGTCCGGTCGCGGCCCCGGAGGGTGACGGTGTGGGACATCTCGTCGTAGCCGATGTCGACGTCGTTGACGAATCCGGTCAGCAGCGGGGCGCCGCCGATCGCCAGTTGGCAGGCGGCGCCCGGTCGGATGCGCCGGATGGCCTGCTGCCCGGGCCAGCGCTCGGTGACGCCGACCGAGAAGGTGGAACTGACCTCGGTCAGCGAGGACTCGATCTCGGCCTCGGTCCAGCCGGCGTGGATCTCGCCGCCAACCATCAGCGTGACCGCGTTCTGGTCCCGGAGGATCGTCATGGCGCCAGCACCGTCAACACCGTGGCGGGCACGAACAGCGGATGCTCGACCGCGTTGCGGGTGCCAATGTCGGCGGCCCGGCTCGGATCGTCATACAATTCGTGGGCCAGCACCAGCGTCGGCAGCACCGCCGCCGGGGTATACAGGTCAAGGCTCGACAGCGCGGCGGCGCGCTGATTGATATCGAGCACCAGCTGGGTGCGCAGCGCGTCGAGCGACGCCCGCAGATCGCGGTTGGCGGTGGCGAGGATGGCGGCGTCGAGCCGGTCGGCCAGATCGTCCCGGACCATCAGCGCGCTGTCCTGGGACTCGTAGGTTGCGGTGGCGGCGGCCCGGACCGCCTCGATCAGCGCCTGGAGGCGCATCAGCGACAGCAGGGCGGCGCGATTGGCGCGGATGGTGTCGCCGTTGAGGCCGGCGGCCGGGATCGATGAGGCCCAGGCGACGTTGGCCAGCGCGTCGGCCAGCGTGTCGAACCCGATGCCGGTGCCGACAAAGTCCTGAAGCGGCGTGATCAGAGAGGAGGCCAGACTGGACGGCGTCGCCACCAGGGTGGCGAGCGAGGCCTTGACGCTGGCGATGTCGGCGATCAGGGACAGGCCGGCGACCTCGGCGATGCTCACCGCGCCACGGCTGTCGGTGGCGGCGGCAACGCCGCTGGAATACTCGATGGTCTCGGCCAGACGGGTCAGCACGTCGAGCAGGGCACCGGCATCGGCCACGGCGGCGAGGGTGATCTCATCCGTGCTCATGGCGTGAAACTCGCGATGAAGCCGGCCAGGTTGATGGCGCTGGCGGCGGTGGCCGCCGCCGCCGCCAGTGCCGAGGTGTCGGCGGTGACGGTGATCGCGCCCGGATCGCCGGCCTCGACGAAGCTCATCCGGAACCGGCAGATCCGCCGTTCCCGCACCAGATCCTCGCTCTCGCCCCAATCCTCAACCTGCACCCGGAGCACCCCGAAGGTGGGGTGGACCAACGTGCCGGGACCGTCGGCGTCAAGGGCGGCGATCAGGGCGTTGCGCTTGGCGAAGGCGTTGATCCCGATCACGTAGCCGTCGAGATCGTAACAATGCTGACGCCGACCGAGATCTTCGGCATAGGGGCGATTGCGCCGTGGGTACTGATGATTGACGACCCGGCGGCCGCCCCGGGTCTGCGGGCGATTGACGTGGAACGGCACGCCGCGATAGGAGGCGTCGTACAACTGGCTGACCCAGGTGTCGAACAGGCTGTCGATCAGATTGGTGAGCCCGCTCATCGCTACCCCGCCACCATCGACGGACCGCGATCCAGCCGCAGGGCGACATCCCCCTGGCTGGAGACGCGCGGCTTGGCCCCGGGGGGCAATCCCTCGAAGCGGACCACGATCACGTTTTCCTTGCCGCCCTCGCCATGCATGCCCGCTGGCCGGCCCGAAGGTTCGGACAGGGCCAGCGGCGTGGGCGTCGGCACCGGCGTGACCGTGCCTCCGCCCGCTCCGGCCGGGTCGAGGGTGGGCACGGCGGCGGCAATGGTCTCGGCGCTGGCGGCGCGGCGGCTGGCTTCGCCATCGCGGTCGGCGGGGCGTTCATAGCGCGTGGAGACCACCGCGCCGGCCTCGCCCGCGCTGGTGGCCTGCGCCAGCGCCAGACCGGCTTTCCGCTCGCTCCCCTGGCGCAGTTCGTAATCGACAAATCCCATCTGCTCCTCGGTTGTCGCGGAGCGCATGTCGTGACCCGACCAGCGGGCGAAAGCGGCCTGGCGGTCCTCGTGCCATTGCCCGATACCATAGGCGTGGCCACTGTCTCCCACCGCCTTCGGATTGAATTTCGACTCATGGTGCAAGTTGGCGGCGATTCCGGCGGCCTGGGCGTGGGTCCACCCCTTCCCTTCAAAAAAGGCGACCGCGTTTTTGACGATGTCGGAATTGGCGGCGGAGGAGGCGACCGAACCGGCAACCGACTTGGCGCCACTCCATGCCTCGGCCCCGGTGCGCTTGACGGCGGCGACCGCGGATTGCGCGCGCGCCTTGACCCCCTCCCAGGGGGACGAGGCGCCCGAGCCTTCGGACGGGCCGACGGCTTTCTCGGTCGCTGTCCCACCATCATTCAAACCCAGCATGTCGCGTAGCGGTGCCGGCAGATCGGGCAGCTTCTCCTTGATCCCCCGGATCAGACTGTCGATCAGATTGCGCCCGGCTTCGGCCAGATCGATTCCGAACAGGTTCTTGATCAAGCCATCCCACGCCTCCGCGACCAGGGTCCAGGGGTTGAATTCAACGAGGATCTTGACGATGCCGTCGGTCCAGGATTGGTCGAACGCCGTCTTGACCGCGTCCATCTTGGCGCCCCACCAGGCACTGATCTGGTCCCAGTTGCGATAGATCAGATAGGCGCCCCCGGCGATCGCGGCGATGCCGGCGACAATCCACGTCACCGGGCAGGCCAGCAACGCGGCGGTGAAGCTCCAGATTGCGCCGATGGAGGGGATCAGGGCGGCGACGCGGGTCGCCACCAGCACCCCCCGCAACACCTTGAATCCCTCCACCGCGCCGGAGATCCAACTGATGGCATGGCCAACCGCGGCAAAGACGGCGAGGGTCAGCACCACCTTGCCGACCGCGCCGCCACAGGCCGCCATCGCGTCGGCGAACAGCTTGACCGGCGTGGTGAACACGCTGTCGGCGGCGACCGCCATCGAGGTCCGCAACCGGTTCATCGAGCCGCTCAGGGTGTTCGATGCCTCGGCCGCCTTGCGCATGTACTCGGCTCCGTTACCCTGGGCGCCCAGGATGCGGTCGATGGTGTCCGAGTGGCCGGTCGCCTTGATTTCACCGCCGACGGCTTTGAACATCTTGGCCGCGCTCTCGCCGAACAGGCTGTCGAGCCGGGCGATCGCCGCGACCTGCTGGTTTTCCGGCAGTTGCATCGCCTCGGCATACTTGGCCGCCATCTTCTGCATCAGCAGGCGGGGATCCTTGACCCGGCCGTTGTCGTCGGTGATGCGCTCGCCCAACCCCTGCGACAATTGGGCCTGATAGCCCCGGTCGGTCAGGTCATGCAGCCAGCCCTCGGTGGCCGAGATCGCCTTGCGCGCGTTGCCGCCGGCGCCCTTGGCGGCGACGGCATAGACCGCGCCGAGGGCGGCAACGGCCTCGGGTCCCTTGCGGCCCAGATGCTCCATGGTGTCGCCAAGGCGGTCGAACGCCTCGGCGAACGCCGGCACGCCGCCTTCGATCCCGGCCAACTGTCGGCGTACCAGGTCCAGACTGTCGACGAACTGCCGGCTGTCGGTCATGTGCATCTTGGTCTGCATCACCGAGAACAGCTTGCCGGCCTCGTCGGCATGGCCCCCCATCGACTGGACCGCCGCCGAGATCGCCCGCGCGTTGGCCTCGAACATCTCGTTGGTGCCGCCATTGGCCTTGAAGCTTTTGAACGCCTCCATCATCGAGGACTGGCTGATGCCGAACTCCATCGCCGCGCCGTTGAGGTGATCCTTGAGCGCACTGATCGCGCTGTCGGCCAGACCGGTGTTGATCTGCATCCGCTTCCAGAACTCTTCCTGGCCGGCGACGTCCTTGATCGACAGCCCTTCGGCGACCATGGCGCCCAGCCCACCGAACGAGCGGGCGAATTTCTCGCTGGCCTCGCCGGCGCTGCGGCCGAGGGTGGCCAGCCGGCTGATGGCGCCGTGGAAGCTTTCGCCCAGGTTGTGGACGGAGCGCTCGGCCCGCTCCATCCCCCGGCCAAGCCGGCTCGTGGCCTGTTCGCCGGCCGCGCCGACCGCGCCGGCGGCCCGGGCCGGTTCGGCGAGACTGGCGGCCAGCTCACGGATCGGCGCCGTCGCCTCGTCGATCACGTTGAAGATCAGGCTGAACGCCATGCTGCCGGCCACGACTCACCCTTTCGGTTGCAACAGCTTGTGAATCCGCACCGCCTCGGCGTGCCACACGGTCAACTCGGACCAGGTCATGCCCTCAAGGACATCAAGGCCGGTATGCAGGATCCCGGCGACGTCGGCGGCTACGCTGCGCCAGTTGCCCGGGCATTCCCCAAAAAACCCGAGACCAGTTCCCCCAGCAGCAACCCGTCGAGAGCGTCGATCTTGTCCAGCGTCAGCGGCCCGACCCCGGACAGCAGGGCGATCAGTTTGGCCGAGGTGGCGAGATTGCCGTCGCCGGCGCCGCGATGGGTGCGCATTTCCTTGAAGGTCGGCCGACGCAGGGTGAGGCTGGTGGCTTCCCCCTCATGGGTGGTCAATGGCGCGCGCAGCACCAGGGTCGCGCCGTCGTCGGTGCGGGTGATCCGCGCGGCATGGCGGTCCAGCAGATCGCCGCGATAGCGGCCGGGATCGGGCAAACGGTCGAAGTAGGATCCGATCAGTTCGGCCAGGATCATCGAATCCTCGGCGTCGATCCCATCGATCGCCTGGGCGGTCACCCCGCTCACCCGGGAGAGCAGCCAGCCGATTTTGTCGAGATCGTCGCCCGGTTGCCTGCTCTGGGCGATGATGTCGCCGAAGGTGGGCCGGCGCAGGGGCAGAAACCCCACCTCGCCATCCGGCGCCCTGATCGGCTTGCGCAGGGTGAGGGTGGCGCTCCCATCCTCTCCCCATGCGATCCGGTCGGCGTAACGTTCGTTTAACAACATCTTGAAGCCCCCTTCAAACCCGGGTCGCGACGCCGGAGAAACTGATCGGGATGGTGCCCTTGTTGGAATCAAGCCCCTCATCCTTGGTGAACACCGCCGAGGCCATCAGGTAGACCGGACCGTTGTCGCAGACGAACATCACCGTCAGCGTGGTGAGGGTGAACAGGTCGATGACGAAATCGGGGGTGTGCAGGAAGTTGGCCTTGATGACCGACGGCACCGCCTTGGTGGTATAGCCGGCGGCCTTGCCCCGGCTGTCCATCACCACGGTGTTTTCGATTCCGGCCACCGAGGACAGCGTCGCCCCCTCCTGGCTGGTCTCGACATAGGCGCCGTCGACGTAGATGTCGGCCCGGCCGGTCAACTGGTCCATGGGCGTTACTCCTCGAAGGCCATCTGGCCGGCGATGATGTCGAGCGGGCCGACCAGGCGCGGTGCCAGCAACTGGTCGTTACGGGCGTGATTCTGGGTGTTGCGGATCGACACCAGAGCGGTCTTGAAGCCCTTGAAGTCCTGGACCAGGCCGAGATCGATCATGGCCTGGTACCAGGCCATGGTTTCGCGGGCGAGGATGTCGGGCGTCACCTCGCCGGAGATCACCGGGGTACCGTTGTCGGCGAAAGTGACCTGGGGGAACTTGTTGCTCATCCAATTGACCCAACTGGCGCGCAGATACATCAGGGTCATCAGCACCCAGCGGCCGTGATAGCTGGTGTCGGCCACCCCGCTGGCATTGGTCTTGTAGGTGGTGACCGCCTTCTCGATCACCACCGTGCCGTCGGCCTCGGCGATCAACGACGATCCGCCGTCGATGTACTGGATGTTGCGTTCCGACAACGTGAACTGATCGGCCTGCGCCGGCGCCTTGATCCCCGGCACGGGGACGCCCTTCAGCGGCTGATTGGGCCGGTCGGCGTAATAATAGGCGTACAGACCGGCGATCGCCGCCGCCTCAATGAAGGCGGGCGAGGGTGCGCCCTGCCAGGCCCAAAGATCGACATGCGGGCTGTTCATGGTTTCGAGCAGGGCGTTGATGGTGCCCGGGGTGCCGTGGCTGGCCATCACCACCGCGCCCTCCTTCGCCACCAGGGCGGACCAGCGCCGGGTCATCTCGGCATGCCAGGCGTTATAGGTGGGGGTGTCGGTCCAGGGGCAGGCGACGACGTGATACTGTTTGTCGCCCAGCGCGGCGATGATCGCGGTGGCGCTCGGATTGCCGGCGCCGCCGCTCATCGCGGTGACGGTGACGACAAGCCCGGCCGGGATCATGTCGCTGGAATAATACTGGAGCCGGAGATCGAGCGCGCCGGCATCGACCCCCTTGTGCCGGGCGGTGATCACCACCTTGCCGGTATTGGCGGCGTCGATTGCGGCGATGACCGGCAGATCGGTGGCCTCGTTGATCGCCTCCGCCAGCGCGGTGGCGACGGTGGCGGCGCTGTCGCCGATCGATACCCCGATCTGCGGCGGATCGATCAGACCGGTATAGCCGATATAGGCGGTCAGCATTCCCGCCGCCGTGGCGGTGCCGGAGACGGTGATCGCGCCGCTGGCGGCCTGGCCGGCGCTGTTGTCGAGCACCCCCACCGCCCACATCTCGGTGTAATTGTTGGCCTTGACGGCGGCGGCGATCATGTTGGACAGCATGCTGCCGGTACCGAACAGGGCGTTGGCCTGGGCCTTGCCGTTGCTGATCTGCACCGGCACCAGCGGCGTGGCGGTGCCGGTGGACAGCATCTGGCCGAGGATCAGCACCCGGTAGGGCAGCGCCGACGCGCCGTTATTGGCGTTGGCACCGTTGAACTCCATGTAGGCGCCGGGCACCTGCAGGCTGCTCGGGATCTGCGCAAAGGAGATCGCGGTGGGCGTGCTCATGACTCGCTCCCGTCTCCGGTGGTGGTGGCGGTCTCGGCCGGATCGGCCGCGCCATCGGCGGCGGGGCTGTCCACCTTGACGAGGTCGCCGCGCTGAAGGGCGCGGTACCAGTGCGGGTCATCCAGATCGACCTGATGCGGCCGGGCATCGCCGTCGTCCTTGTTGGCCATCACCTTGCCGGTGCCGGGATGGCGCAGCCGCCGCCCGGGCGCCGTTTTCACCCACTGCTTGTTCACGAGCCGTCTCCGAGTTGAAAGTCGATTGAATCGGCGATGATCTCCCCGTCGGGCAGCGCCGACGTCCAATCGGCGTGCATCGCCACCAGCCCCCCGATTTCCCCGTCGGCGATGGTCGAGCGGGTGGTGGAATAGAGGGTGCCGACCTGGAGTCCGGTCACCGACAGCCAGTGCTGGCCCGGGCCGCCACCGGGCACGCCGGAATAGATCTCGTCGAGCGACAACGGCTGTAGCGCGCGGATCGACAGGCCGAGGGTCTGGCCGTCCAGCAGATCCCGCACCAGTTCGGCCATCTGCCGCGATCCCAATTCCCGGGGCGACGGCCCCCCGATCCGGGCGGTCAGCGATTGAGTGCGCTTGGTCACCGCGCCGCAGACGATGACGAAGGTGCCGTCCCATTGGGCGCCGGTGGCCGAGGTGGCCACCATCCGCGACGCGGTGTGCGACACCAGCGCGAACGGGGCCTCGGTGGCGAGCCGGTCAAGGTTTTCATCGGTGAACTGGCCCGAATAGCGGTCAACCGTCTTGATCAGGGCGCCGAAGGTCTTGACCGAGTTGACCTGTTTGATCCGGCCGATCATCGCGGCCTCGATGGCGCGAATGATTCCGCTCACGATGCCGCCCCCATCATGTAGTCGTGAGCCAGACGGGCGATGGCGCGTTCGTCGGCTGGCCCGATCCCGATGTAAGGCCGTCCCGGCACGGTGATCGCGTGCGCCCCAACCTCGTGATAGGTCTTGAAGTCGCTCTGGCTTTCCTTGACGAAGCGCGAGCGTCCCCCGGCCACGTCCTTCTGCCGGCGGAACACCGGCATCGAGCGGGCCGGCTGCTCGATGGTGCCGCCCAGTTGCATCAGCGCGGCATAGATCAGATTGCTGCCGACCTCGACCGAACGGGCCGAGGACAGGAAGGTCACCGACAGCCGCAGCCGCCCCGACGCCTGCAACGCCCTGGCGTTCGGCCCACGCCGCCGCAGCGTTGCCTTGGACAGCGGCGCCCACGGCTTGCCGTCAGGCCCGGCCTGGGTCTGGAAGCGGCGCAGCGCGCTGCTGACCAGATGCTGGCCGATCGCGTCCATCAACCCGCGCGACTTGCCGAGCGTCTCGGCCATCTTGGCGATCGCCTGGGTTGCCTGATCATCGATACCGACCGACAGCCGCATCGTCAGAATCCCCGCAGGCTGGCGTGGGAGAATTGGCGCGGCGCCCCGTCCACCGCCACCACCACCCCGGTGACCGGGGTGGCGGCGGAGGGGATTCCGGCGGCCTGCAACACGATCTTGCCGGCGCGGGCCTGATCGAGCTGGCCGATCGCATCCACATAGGCTTGCCGGACCTCGTCCGGCGGCGAGAGATGAAGCTTGTGCCAGGCGATCGCCGCCGCCCAGCCCTTGACGATCCCGGTCAGCGGGGTGAGTGGCAGGGCATAGCGTTCGCCCAGGTACCCGTCCATCAGCTCGGTGGTGTCGGCGCAGGCCGCCTCGACCACCCCGGGATCAATCTCGCCGTCGCCGTCGCGGTCGGCCACCTGCAATACCCCCAGATCGCCATAGCGGGCGATCAGGTCGTCGGCGGTGATATAGGCGTGGGCGTCGGCCATGGCGGCGTCACCAGGTGATGCGCGGAGTCATCAGCACGTCGGCGGTGCCCTTCCAGACGTTGCTGGTCGAGCCGGTGCCGGCGGTGCCGATGAAATCCGCCCTGGTGATGGTGTTGGCCGCGCCTTCCAGGCTGGGCGGCACCAGCAGCAGGTCGGGCGCCAGGTTCCACGGCTGGCCATTATCGCGCAGGAACGACAGCATCCGCGCCCGCGCCGCCGCGTAGTTGTCCGGGGTCAGATCCTGGTTGGAGCGGACCATGGTCTGCCACAGACCGAAGCCGACATTGGCGCGGCCATCAACCCCGAACACATATTCATTGCGGTTGAACACGTTGGGGTCGGTCAGGTTGACCAGCGAGGTGAAGGCGTAGGGGCGCCGCTTTTGGAAGATCATCGGCTTCAGCACCTGCCTGGTGCAGACCAGGTACCAGGTCGCCCCGCCGCCGCCCATGTCATTCGAATAGGTGGTCTTCCTGCGGTTGGAATCGTAGCCCGGGTGCGCGCTGCTGAAGAACGGCTTGCCGTCGTAGCACAACGCGCCGCCGCCCTGCTCCAGCAGTTCGAAGGCCAGCACGTCGGGATGCTCGGCGGCGTCCTTGCCGAGCTGCTGGAACATCGGGTTGAACACCCCGTAGCTGTCGTCCTCGATCGCCTCGCGGCCGAGCGCCACGGTATTTTCGAAGGTGCGGTTCTTGATCCGGTAGTCGTGGACCGCCAGATTCTGCCGCACCCGGTCGCCCAGCCACTCGCGGAACGCGGTGCTCTGCCCCAGCCAGGGGTACAGCTCCTCCTTGGTGGTCGAGTTGGTGTCGGTGGCGATCCGCCCATAGATCACCTGGGGCGAATAGTCGTTAAAGGCGTTCTGATAGACCGTCTGCACCCCGGTGAACAGGATGCGGAGGTTGGAGATGTTGAGTTCCACCGGGGCCTCCTCAGACCATGTCGATCCAGACGCCGCCGGTCTGGGCGTCGATGTCGAAAATCTTGCCGGCGGCCGAGCGGGCGCCGCCGCCATTGGTCAGCGCCACCGTGTTGTCATCGACGATGTAGGCTTCGGCGCCGATGTTGGCCTGGGTGATCAGGTCGGCTCCGGCGCTGTTGTTCCACCGGAACACCCCGCGCCGGACCAGAACGTTGAGCGCGCCGGCGGCTCCGGCGCTGTTGTCAACCCGGGACTCGGCCCGGCCCAGCGCCACCAGTCCGGTGGCGGTGACGCCAGGCTCGGCGGTGCCGGCGCCGTTGAGCGCCACCAGGGCCCCGGCATAGATCACCACCCCGGCCGCGACCGGGACGGAGCGGAAGCGGCCGTCAGTGACCGGGCAATCGTAGTCGGCGGTCAGCGCGGTCATGACCCGGCTCCTTCCTGGCTCTTGGTCCCCGCCGGCCCGGCGGCGCGGTACTGCTCGGGCGTGATGCCGAGCCGGGCGCAGACGGCCAGCACCATCGGATCGTCGCCCTGGCCGGCGGCGGGCGGCTGACCGGTCAGCAACGCCCCGGGCGCGACGATCACCGGCGCGGCTGCGACCCAGGCCCTGAATTCCTCGGGATCTCGGGCGGCACAAGAGAGCGCCCAGTTCCGCAGCGCCGGCGTGATCTTGCCGGCGCGCGCCGCCTCCTCCACCGCCGTCGTGGCGGCGGCGGACGAGGCGGCGGCAACCAACTGTCCAACCCGGTTCTGGAGGTCGGCGAAAGCCGCCATCGGCACATACTGGCTGGGGTCGGGGGCGCCGGTGGTGACCGGAGGGACTTTTTTCCCGGCCAGGTCGCGGCATTGCGCCGCGATCTGGTCGGGCGCCGCATCCGCCGCCAGTCCGAGGGCTGCGGCCACCGCGGCAAGCGCTTCACTCGCGTCCATGGTTTCTCCGGATTTGAACTGTTGGAAATTGAGGGCGGGCAGTTCGCGCAGGTTGGGCGCGTTGACCAGGCCGAGGCTGATCAGTTCGAGCACCTCGCCGGTCTTCGGGTCATGGCGGAAGGCGGGGGAAACGAAGCGGTATTCCCGCGAGGCGACGGCGGCGCGGCCGCCGCCGGTCCAATCGACATGCGCCCAGACCGCGCCATCGCGGATATCGAGCTGGTCGATCCAGCCCGAGGCTGGGCTCGGGCTGCCGTTGAGGGCCGCGAACACAGTCTGGTGGTTGTAGTCAAACGGCAGCGGTCGCCCCGCCGCCATCGAATGGGCCGCGACCCGCGCCGGATCGGTCAGCTTGTACGGGCCGCGCCCATCCACCCCGGTCGAAGTGCCGGCGGGGATCGCCATCACCCACTCGGGCACGTCGCCGTCGTCGCCGAGCGGCAACGCCGAGGCGACGGACAGGATGGCGATGACGGGGGATGGGAGCACGGGCGACCTCTCGTTTGACCGAGAGACACCCTATCGTGAGCGGCTGGGGCGATTCAGACTGACACCTGTCAGGGGCGCGACGCCTGCCGCCCGAGCCAGCTTGCACCATTCGCCGCCCCGGGTCAGCCTCGCCAATCGCGCTGCGGGCGTTTAAATTGGCGTTTAAGGATTTCCGGCGCGGGATCGCCCCAGTTCGGGGGAGAGGAGCCTGTATGGCTTTCCAAGCGCCTTGCCGGCGCTTTCGCCATTTGCGATAATGTCGAGGCCGGTTTGAAGTAGAAAGCCGCTATTGCAACGCGAGGGCCGGTCTCCCGGCCGTCGAGATGATGGGGCTCAGGCGTCCATCCAAACCGGCCCCTTACCCAGCCCGCTCAAGCGGAATCTCCACGTAGCGCCCGGCGCGCAGATCGGTCTCGGCCACCAGGCTGTTGTGGACCACCGCGTTGGTGAACAGCGGCCCCTGTTTTTTCGGGCTCCAATCGACCTCCAGCACGAACTTGCCGACCCGGCTCTCCGCGCCCGACGGGGTGAAGACATAGAGCAGATTGCCCTTCTGCTCGTCCCACAGTACCCGGTCCGGCCGGGCCAGCAGATCCGGCAGCCGCATCAAATCGGACAGAGGCGGCGCGACCGGGGGCCGCCGCAGGGTGGTGCCATCGGCCTTGACCGCCCCCCGCACATGGCGATCGCTGCGGAAATGGGCGATGGCGTTGTCCTGCACCGTGATCGCGCCGCTCTGGGGCATCGCCCCTTTCCCGGCCAGGAAGTCCAGCACCGGCCGCGACATCGCCCCCACCACTCGCCGGTCGCCAATGGTGCGGCCGGTGTCGGCGACCTTGTTGACCCACTGGCCAAAATCCCTGGTCAGCGCTCCCAGCATGACCTTGACGCTCTCGGCCTGGGCGGCGGCGGCCAGTTCCGGCGGTGCCGACACCCATTTCGCCGCCGCCGCCCGCGCGGCATGCAACTCGACCGCCGTCTTGCCCGGGTTGTAACCGAAGCCGGGATCGATCCCCTCCGGCACCTCGCTCACCTCGCCGGTGCGGGCATTGGCGTAGGTCGCCGTCTTGCCAGGGGACGGCTCTTCCACCTTGAGCCCTTCCTCGGCCAGATCGTGCCGGCTGAGGGAGCGCAGGGTGCAGCGGCAGTTCCAGCCGCAGGGCGGGGTGTGGGTCTCCAGCCAGGGCGAATCGAGCGGAACCACCGTGCCGTTCCACTGCCGGTGGTCCTCGCGGGTGTGATCGTCGAGAATCGCCAAATATTGGACATAGGGATGGGTATCCCGGGTCCGCTCGGCCTGCGCCCACTTGCCGGCAGCATACGCCATCCGCAGGTTGACGTCGAAGATGGTCTTCAGCCGGCGCGGGCTGCCCAGTTGGGAGACCGGCGCCGTGCCGGTCTTCGGATCGGGTGCCGGCGCCCGCCCCCACCATCCCTTGTCCTGTAACGTCGGAATCAACGCGCGTTTGAATTCGGCGAGCGTGGTCCCCTTCTGCAAGGCGTCCAACACCGCGCTGTGAATGTCACCCAGGATGTCGAACCCGGCCGACTTGGCGACGGTGAACATGGCGGCGTGATCCTGCTGCCAATGATCCCGCCAGTCGAAGCCGGGTGAGAGCGCGAAGCCCTTGGCCTTGAAATAGGCCACCGCCTCTTCCGGCGGCAACGCCCGCAGTTCAATCGGCGCCGTCATCGCCCCCCTCCGGGCTGGTGATCGACGCGCCGGTCAGCCCCGCCAGTCGGGACGCGAAGGCGGCCTCGGCCAGACTGCGCGCCAGCGCGGCAGGGTCCTGCTGCTCCAGCAACTCGGGCAGCCGGGCCAGCACCTCATCGAGCGTCTTGCACTCGTCGAGCAACGCCTGCACCGGATCGACCAGCGGCTTGACCAGCTTGGTCCAGTCGCCGAGTTGATCGGCCTGCAACCCGTCGAGTGCGTCGGTCACCGCCGGCGCCGCCTGCGGCAACTGCGTCTGGACGCTCAGGTCGCCGGGACCGGGCGCGCCATCCTCGCCGTCTTCGTCCCCTTCACCCCCGGGTTCATCTCCGGGGAAGCCCGGCGCTGGCGCGGGCGTCGGCACGGTCAGCACCGCTTCGCCCGGCTGCGGGGCAGGAATCCCCAGTTTGTCGCCCAGCCACGCCGCCGACACCTGGCCGCCCAGCGAGACATAGGTTTTGACGTTGCCGACCAGGCCGGTCAGATCCTCGGTCTCCGGCTCGCCGATGCGGATCTTCGGGTAACGCGGCTGCGGGCCGAAATTGAGGTCGACCAACGGCCGGATCACGTCGCGGCTCAACGTCGCCGCCAACTGGGCGGCGTCGTCGGCCTGGATGTCGTCGCGGACCTGCTGGTGCGCGTCGGCGGTGCCGACATACTGGCCGGTGTCGGTGGTCCCGGTCTGGCCCAGCACCAGCTTGCTGATCTGCTGGTTCCACCATTCGAGATTGCCCTGGTGCAGCGAGGCCCCGGTGGCGGTGGGCGCGGCCTCGAACTCGATCGACATCGAGGCCGGGATGATCGCGGCGGCGTCGGCGGCGAGGTTGCGCACCGCCCGCAACAGGATTTGCTTGTCCTCTTTCGAGGCGCCAAAATCATACTTCCCCAGCCGGAGCGGGTGGCCGTAGACCTCCAGGAAGATCTGCCAGGACTTCGTGGTGAAATTCTGGAACATGTAGGCCCACGCCGCCGGCCGCGACAGGCCGCCCCGGATCGGCAGCCCCGACTTCGAGCGGTGGATGTGCCGGATGAACTTGAACGGCGGCAGCGGCGTCCCGAAATTGCCCCGCGCCAGTTCGTCCGCCGGCGCGGCGAATGAACCCGCGCCGTCGCCCGGGCCTCCCCGCATCAGCAGGGTCTTGCCGTCCACCCGGTCGAACAGGAACCAGTGTGGGAACCGCCACTCGATCCGCTCCGGCCGCCACTCGCCTCCTTGCAGATCCCAGACCAGCTCGGACACCGAGAACCCTTTGCCCACCGCGTCCAGCACATCGAACAGCGCCCCGCGCAGCGGACCGCCATCGGCGAACACCTCGCGCACTAGGTCGGCCGCCTTGAGGTCAATCGCCTCGGTGCCGATGGCCTCGATCTGAACCGGCAGCGCCGACACCTGCAATTTACGGGTGCTGACCACCGAGCGATAATGGAGATATTTCTCCTCCATGCTTTCGGCCAGCCACATCAGCGGAATCAGGTCGCCCATCTCAGCGGCGTGCATCATCTGCGCCAGCCGCACCGGGTCGAGCCCTTCCTCCGGGTGGCCGCTGATCACCGAGCGCACCCCGGTCACCGTCGCCGGCGTCAGTTCGTCCCGCAATTGCTCTGGATCGATCTTCCGGCCGAGCAGCTTGGCCACCGTGTCGAACAGCCCCATCACCACGCTCCAGAGTTGAAACGGAGGACAGCGTTCGCCGACTTGTCATCCTCGTCCTCGGGATGACGGCGTTCCGACCGCTCTTCCCGGCCGGACTGGTAGGCATATTCCATCACCGGACAACTCGCGGCCTGGAGCGCCAGGAAGCAGGACCAGGCGCGGTCGGCATGGCCATCGGCGTCGGAATCGGCGACGAACCGGGGTGCCCCGGTTTCACTGGTGACCTTCTTCAGCTTGTGCAGATCGGCCCGCAGCTTGGGATCGCCGGCCGGAATGCGCAGTCGGCGATCCTCGAACTGCTGTTTCGCGCCGGTGGCCAACATCTGCTTGTTCGGCGCCGAGAACAGGATTCCCTCCACCCGCCCCGCGCCATATCGGTTCCGGGCATCCTCGACCGGCTTCTCCCCCATGCCCGTCTGATCCATGGCAAGGCGCACCATCCGGTACCGGTCGACCAATTCGTCCATGGTGCGGTCCTGCTCCTTGAACGTCGCCCCCCGCAAGGTGCGGATCTCGCGCGTCCAGAACACGTCACCGACCTGTTCCAGCACCCAGGCGACCCACAGGTCATTGCGCCGGGCGATGTCATTGCCGATGAAGCACGGGCCGCCGGCATAGTGTTCCGGCAGGCCGGCGAGATCATGCTCGACACCATCAATCAACTCGTAGGTCAACCACGCGCTGGCTTCATCCAGCCATTTCAGTTCAAACTCCTGCGCCCAGGCGTCCTCATCGCCGCACGCTTCGCGCAATTCGTCGATGTCGCGCGGCAGCCCCTCGGCCACGGCCCGATAGATATCAACCTGGTGCCGGCTCCAGCGCTCGCCGGACGCGGTCATCAGCTCGTAGAATTTATTGCTCTTGCCGTTGGGGGTGCTGACGATGCGGATCTTCAGGCCCGGCTTCGAGATGACCGGGAACAGCGCCTTCCAGATGGCGCGGGAATCCTTGTGAAAGGCGAATTCGTCCAGAAACACGTTGGCCGAAAAACCGCGCGCGGTGTCGGGATTGGCTGGTAGCGCGGTGATGCGGGACCCGCCCGGCAAGGCGACTTCGGCCGCGCGATAGCTGGTGCCGGCGATCGGGCAATCATAGTCCAATGCCTCAAAGGCTTTCTCGTAAGCCTTGAGGTGTAACTTAATCCCTTCGTTCATCGCCTCCAGGGCCTGCCGCTCGCCCCGACTGAGAATGACCCATCTGGCGCGGCGGCCGGCAGTCTCGGCAGCGAGGCAATCATCGACCACTTCCAACGTGGTGGTGAACGTCTTGCCGGTCTGGCGGGCAAACATGCCGATCTTGAAACGGCTATTGTCATCGATCCAGCGCCGCTGATACGGGGTCAGGATCGCCCGGATATCAGCGCCACTCATCCTTCCCCCCGATAAATCGCTCGGACCCGATCCAGTGCCTCCTGGGGTGTCATCGGCCGCTTCGACGCTTCGGCCTCAACATCCTTGACCTGGCGCTCCAGTTCGGCTGCCACTTCCTTGCGGATCTGCACGCGCAGATCGGCGTTCTTCTTCTTGGCGGCCTCCAGTTTTTCGAGGGTGATGGACAGCATCATCGCCGACTTCGGATCGAGGGCGGGGCGATCCCCGTCGCCATCGTCTTCGTCGCCTTCCGCCGCCATGAAGATTTCGTGCACGGCGGTGTGCAGGAGCTGGAAATTGGCCCGCGCCAGCTTGTCCTCACCGGCATCGCCCACTTCGCGCGCCAGCGCCTCGGCAGCGATCTGCGAGCGCCGTACCCGTTCCGCCGCCCGGGAAACCTTCTTGAAGTGGTCATGCAGCCCCGACCGGCAGGGGATCGCCTCGGGCGGGATCGCCGGCACCGTGGCCAGTTCCGCCGGCAGGCTCGACCGCTCGCCCCGAGCCAGGGCGTTCAGATGTTCGAGCAACTGGTCGAGACTGTATTTCTGGTCGAACCACAGCCGCGCCAGCGCTTCGCGCAGCGGCGGCGGCAGCCGGTCGGCTTTGCTGGCCAGCGGCATGGTTAACGGCTCCAGCGCGAGTGTTCGACCCCATCGACCGTGATCCGGCCATAAGCCGCATCCTCGCCCCGATCGGTCAGGGTCACCACCCGCAACTCGCCCAACCATTCATCGCGGGTGCAGCCGCTGGCCGCGAGATGGTCGAGATCGGTGGCGAGATCGGCCCGCCCTGTCTGGGCGAACCCCGCCGAGGTCGCCGCCCGCCACAGGATCGAGCCGTTGGCCGATCCGCCGGATTCGACCAGCAGCCGCAGCAGGAACAGCCGGCGCGAGGCGACGAAGGTGTCCTGGAACCTCATCTTCAATCCCCCTTCAGCTTGGCCTCAACGATCATGTTGAGCGGCCGCTCGATCCGTTCCAGCACCTCTTTGAGGCCTTCGATCATCGCGGTCTGGACCTTAATCAGGCCCTCGACCACCCCGACCCGGTCCCGGATATCGGCCACGTCATCCACATGCGGCAGGTGGTCGATGTCCATTTGCAGCGCGGCAAACTGCCGCTCCCCGTCGGCCAGACGCTGAGCCAGCAACGCGTGTGCGTCGTCGTGCGCGGCCTGATAGCGGGCCAATTCGGCCCGGCTCACCATCTCCCGGCGCAACGTCCAATGTGCCCAGCCGAACACCGCCGCCAGCACGGTCGAGAGCGCGCCCAGCACCTCCAGCACCAGACGCCCCAGGTCGATCCAGGCCGTTTCCGTCACGCCAGCGCCTCCAGCGCCGGGATATAAGCCCCATCGATCGAATGATCGGCGATCGACAGGTTGAAGGCTGGCCGGCGCGAGACGGATTCGGCGAGGCCGTCGTGCAGCCACAGGAACGGCCCGGGCGGATGGTCATACTCGACCTTCAGCCCGTCGAGCCAGGGCCAGCCCGGAGCGAAATCGGCACCCTGTACCACTCGGGTCAGCACCGGCCCACCCGGACCATAAAGCTGTTGCCACACCCTGACCTCGGCCCCTTGCGGCGCGCCGAAGCTGACCACCTGATCGCAGGAGGCCAGCGCCGGCACCAACTCGGCCCGGATGCCGCCCAGGCTGTGGCCGGTGGCCAACAGCGGCAGATCGGGATCGAGTAGGTCCGCCACCGATGGCCACAGCGCGGCCAGTGGCGACCAGAACCCATCCATCACCAGCCCATGCGGGGTGGTGACCGGATCGGTTTCGATGTCACAGAACAATTGCCCGAGGCTGGTGTTCTCCTCCACGCGGGTGCCTTGTACCGCCACCATCTGGCGGCAGGCCAAGCCCCGGCCATCGCGGACAATGGTGACCGAACACAGGTCGGTCGAGACCTGACCAACGAAACCAAGGCCGAGCGCCTCAACCCGGCGCCGGGTCTCCGCCGGATAAATGCTGTAGGCCGCCGCCGACAGCCGGGCCAGCCGCAGCAGGGAGGAAGGGGACGGAGGCAACGGCATCGGACACTCCGGGTCAGTTGGACGAGGCTTCATCGGTGACCACCGCGCCACCCTTGGCGGCACAGACGGCAACGATGCGGGCGTGCAGCTTGGCGTCGATTGCCGCCGCCAGTTGGGCTTCCGAGCCATAGCCCTTGTCCGAGGCAATCACTTCACCGACATCGACCGCCACTGGCTGGGCGAGCCCGTCGATGAGGCAGAGAGCCTGCACAACCTTCGAGGACTGGTCGGACCCGACGGAGGTGCAGGCATTGACCATGCCGACGCTCAGCAGGACGAGGGGGAGAATCAAGCGACGAACCATGGGGGCTCTCCCGTGCTGGGATGGAGCGAATCCCCCGGCCGGATCGGCCGGGGGACGCTGGGATCAGGACACCGGATTGGCAGGGGACGCGGCCGGGTCGGTGGTGCCGGCATCGTTCACAGGGGCATCGCTCACGGAAACCGGGGCGATGGGTTCAACCACTGCCGAGGTGGGGGCTTCCGCCACGGTCAGGACGAGCGCCTGCTGCGGCTTGAAATGCCCGAACAGAGTCGGATCGGTGGTGGTCAGGACGAGCGAACCGTCCGAGAACGCCGCGTTGGCGGGCACGTCCGGCAGGACAAAGGAAATCGTCTGGCGGTCGCCGGAATCATCGACTTCATCGACGACCAGGGCCAGAGTCACGGGATCGGACATGGGTGACACCTCTCACGCTTGGACAGCCGGCGGGGCCGGCTGCGGTTGGGCCTCGCCCACCACGGGCTGAGGCTGTGGGGACGGCGGAGTCAGCTTGACCAGCGCGTCGGCCACCATCTGGGCCGTGGCGGGATCGGCCAACGGATGACCCAGCAACAGTTCGAGCTTGCCGTTGAGGGCGGTCACGGCCTCGCTCAATCCCGGGGTGGCGCGGCCGATCGGCGTGGTGGTCAGGGCGCGCAGCAATACCGCTCCCCCCACCCAGACGGCGATCAGGCCGTCGAGATAGGTGTTGAGCAGGTCGGGCGAAACGGTGTGGCCGGTCAGGGCGAGCGCGGCCATGACGGCATTGAACAGGATGGTGCGATAGCCGGTGAGCATTGCCGGACCTCCGATCAGGATGCGGATGAGGACGGGCTGAAATGGGCGAACGCGGCCGCGACCCCGGCCGCGATGGTCGCGTCGTCATAGGGCTGAACCCCTTGCTCCATCCGGATGATCGCGGCGATCAGTGCGGTGGCGAGGGCTGGGGTGAAACTGGCGATCGGGCGCTGGGGATCGAGCCCGGTCCTTTTGGCCACGAAGGCGATGTAGGCGGGAGTGTTGTTGCCGTCGCCGGGCGGTGCATATTCGCCGATCAGGGTGGTGATGCTGCTCCGTTGGCCGCCGCGCACGAAATCGGTGTGCAGATCGATCACCGCCGCGCGGATACCGGCGACATCGGTGTCGAACACCGCGAACCCCCTGCTATCCGCGCCAGTCTGTCCGTTCCAGATGAATCGGGGGTTATTCTTCAGATTACCGGGATTGCGATTCTTGAGGCCCCGGGTCGGGCGGGGGATGTCGGGAGACAACATGAGCGGATCTCCGGCTGATGACCGGGATCACGCTACGGGGATGCGCCCAAGGCGGACAGGAGGACAGGCTTGTTCAGAAATCGAATGATTTCTGCCGGCCATCACCGCCGGGAATGGTATCTTTCAAAGCCTTGCGGTGACGGGTGAGGGTACGCTCGTGGCACCCGACGGCGCGGATGATGGTGGCGGAATCCTCTCCCGCCTGCAACATCCGGCGGATTTCAGCCACCCGCCGGGTATAGCTCGACGCCGGCCCGAGTGGGACCAGCAGCGCGGCGCCACCCCATCGGGCGACCAGCCACTCCAGGATCTCCGCCCCGAAGGTCGCGGCAATCGGATGCTCTGGGCCAGCCTGCTGCGGGATATACAGTCGCTTGCCACCATAGACATCCGCAAATTTCAGAGCGGTGGCCAAGTCGAATCGCTCGGCGACTTCGAACAGAACCTGCGGCAACCAGGGGCGAGCCGTCATTGTTTCCCCCGTCTGGCCAGTTCCCGGGCTCGCCAGGATTTCAGCCCTTCGATCACTATCTGGGCCTGCTCCTGGTTCAGCCACTCCGGATCATCCACCCCGGTCATCCGGCGGACATAGGCCAGCAACCCGGCCCGGGTCGGATGGCGCGGGATGCCGGCGCGGCACATGTCGGCCCAAAGTGCGAACACCTTGCGGACCTCCGGCTTGTCGCTGGCCGGGCGGTAACGCGGACCCTCGGTCGCCTTCCCCTTGCCCGGCTTGGGCTGCCAACCGAGCCGCTTGAATTCGGTCAGCACCGCATCGACCTGAGCCCCGGACAAGCCCTTGGATGTCTCCTGCCCGGTGATCCGGGCCAGCAGGGCGCGGTAGCAATCCTCGGGCAACGCCAGATCGGCCTTGGCCTTGTGGATCATCGCCAGAACAGGATCACGCGGCATCATCCCCTCCATTGCATTTCGGGCAAGGCTGCGACAGGGATTCCCTTTTGGTGCTGAATTCCCACCATTCGGCATCATGGCCACAGCGTGGGCAGACCAAATGCACGAACCATTTCATGTCGGAGGTGTGCCCATGGTTGCCGGCATCGACGACCCGCATCAGCACCCGGCGGGGCCGGCGAGGCGCCCCTGGGAACAGGTCAGGCTGACGCGCCATCGGAGCCTCCTTGCAGCGCGTCGCGCACGAGATAAAGCGGTTCATCACGATCGAGATCGTCGAGGGTGATGGGGCGGCGGCCGGTGGTGGTCATGACGGGTTCGGCCACGCTTTGACAGACTTGTCGCCAAGCTGTAGAAATGACAAAAGATACATCCAATGATTGGGGTGGCCATGAGGCAGATTGGCATCGTCTTGGCTGTGGCCGTCGCTTTGTTGGGCTTTGGACAACCAGCCCAAAGCGAGCAAATCTTGTCTAGAATTACCCGCGTAGAGCGACCAGGCCACGGTCCTTTTGTCATCATCACTCTGGTCAGCACCAGCGGTGTGGTCATGACCTTTCAGGATCTGATCAAGATCATCACGCAGCAGCTTCAGAACGGAGAACAGGACTATCAGCAAATCATCTTCCGGCTGGGAATTCCTGTGGTCGATGATTACGGAAACGAGAGAATCGGCCCCGCGATGGAGATCTTGTTTTATACTGACCGCGAAGGCCTGATGCGCCAGGATTGGGCGAACATGGCACCCGCTGACCTGCTGAAGATCAGTCGCGCCAGCCACGTTACTCGGGCAGGCTTCGAATGGGGACACCGTTACTGTGGGGATGATCCCGTCATGGCCCAGCGCATCGCATTTTGCGGCCAGTTCATCCAGTAACTTCGCGACCATAGATCATCCCCTCCCCAGACCGAACACCGGCAAGCCAAGCTCTGCCCGTTTGCTGTTGGCATGTTTGACCAGATCCCGCTCCGACCATCCGGAGGCACCGTTAAGCTGCCAGCCGCCGTTACCGGTGGCCGCGACCCGGTCTCCATTGGCCGCTAGCCAGTCGAGGACCGTGTCGATGTCGGCCGGTGCCGGCTCGGGATCGGGTCGCCGATTGCGCAGCACGTCCTCGGGCAGGACGGCCCGTCCGGCCGGCAACCGCTCGGGCGCGGCGCGCGGAACCGACCGGGCCGGCGCCGGGAGCGGGACGGTCAGCGCGGCCACGTCAATTGTTTCGATGGGATCGACGACCACCGCCAACTCGTAGCGGGTCCCGGCGCCGGTGCCGATGCGATGGATCGTGCCAGCTTCCTCCAACGCGGCAAGGTGCCGTCGCGCCAGCACCACTCCACATCCGAGTACCTTGGTCAGCGCGGCCCCGGTGATCCGCTCGCCAGCGGCGACAAGCGCGCCGACATGAGTCAGGACCTCGGCGGAGGTCAGCCGCCCTTTTTGCCCCGTGCCAGGGCCTGATGTAGTCGCCTCGCCTCCCGGTTCGGCCGGGCGATCCGATGTGCCATCTCCGGCGGGAGATCCCGCCAGAAGGTCGCCATTTTCAGCCGATTGTTCTCCTCCAGCAGGCGGTTGACCTCGCCCGGCGTCGGCCGTTGCCGTATCCTCTTCATAAGGGTATGCCCCGTTCAGGATGTAGGTTTCCGCCCGGATCGCCGCTTCGATTGCGGCCGACCCGACCAGCGGCGCGAACAACCAGATCAAATCGCGCCGTAGGGTGATGATGTCGGCCGGCGTCACGGCTCATCCCCATCGTCTTCATCCGGTGCCGGAAGGGCGGCATTGGCGCGCATCGCCACCCGCACCATCGGCGGCAGGGTGTAGGCCGAACGCAGGACCACCCGCGCCGTCTCCTCATCACACGGGGTCAGGCAATAGATCGCCGATCCGCCATACATCTGGCTGGCAACGATCGCATCGCCATCAGGGGCCGGACTATCGACCCGCAGCAGGGTGGTTCCCGCCAGCGTCACCTCGCTGACGAGGCCGGCGGTCTGCCGGTGCCCCATCAGTTCGACCACCGCCCAACCTTCATATCCCTCGGCCATCTCAAATCTCCCCCTCATAATCCGGGTCGAGCCCGAGCGCCCGGGCCACCACATCGGCGATTTGCCCAGGGGTGCAGGCAACGGCCAACTCGTCATCGCCGAGGGTGATCCGATACAGCCCCTCCAGCGTTTCGATCAGATCGATCCGCCCGAGCCAGTCGAGCCCGAGCTTCCCCGCCAAATCGTCTTCCAGCCCGATCGCCTCGATCCCGGTCTGCTCGCGCAGCAGCCGCACCACTTGGGCGGCGATCGCGCCGGGAGTGGGCGTCGGCATGTCATCCGTCGCCCAGACTCTCCCGGCTCCCATCACGCGGCCTCCCCGGTCTCATCGGTGTGGGCCAGTGCCTGGGCCAGCGCATAGACCTTCGCCCGCACCTTGGGATCGGCGATCCGGTAATAGGCCCGCACCAGTTCCAGCGTTTCGCGCTGCGTCATGATGTTCGGTCCGGCTGTCACCGGAGCCGATCCGGCCTCACCCCGGATCACCGCGACCGGCGACAGCGCCCGCACCGCATCGGGCATGTCGTCGAAGAAGTAGGCCATCGGCACATCCAGCACCTGGGCCAGATCGAACAGGCGGGAGGCGCCGATCCGGTTGCCGCCGCGCTCGTACTTCTGCACCTGCTGGAAGGTCAGGCCGATCGCCTCGCCCAACTTCTCCTGACTGATCCCGAGCAGGGTCCGCCGCAGCTTCACCCGGGCGCCGACGTGAACATCGATCGGGTTGGCGCTGCCGTCATCGAGACGGCCGCGCGTGGTGCGGCGGGTGGTTTTGGATAAGGACATAATGGAGGGATTCCTTTCTTCGGCTTCTTGGGGTTCAGGGCGCGACTTCTTCCAATTCGGTCGCGAACGGTTTGACGATGAAGTCTTCTCCGGCCGACCCGATCGAGACGCCGGCCACCGTCGCCGCCACTTCGGGTTCGGCCAGCATGGCGTCCCGGTTGACCTCTTCCTTGGTGCGGATGAACCGGTTCAGGCCCAACCGGCGCAGGGACTCGATCACAACGTCGGCGCCCCGGACCGTCACCTTCGGCGGCCGGGTGCGCCACGCCACCTCGCCGGCGGCGAAACGATGGAACTTCACCTTGCCCTCGCGGGTCAGGCTGGCGCGGTTGGCTTCAGCGAAGGTGTGGAGGCCCCGGATCAGGGCTTCGGCCTCTTCCTTGAACGGCTTCGCCTCGGCCTCGAACCGGCCTTTGACGGCGGCCAGTTCATCGTTCATGGCCGCTTCAATCCGGGTGCGTTCCCGCTGGGCGAGGCCGAGGCGGGCGATGAAGTCGTTGGCCTCATCGACCGATTGCGGCACCGGGAAGGTGGCGGCGGCCGTCTTGAGACGAGTAGGAGCGGGTTTGGCCATCAGGGCTTCCTTCAATAAGGTTTGAAGCGTCGGTTAAGGCTGAGGGGGAACGAAGGCGGTAAACAGCAGCCGGGCCGGCGGCCCGGTCTCCGGCCGCCGCGCCTCGGTCAATGCGGAGATCAGGCCGCCGACCAAGGCCAGGGTGAACAGGACGGCCACCCCGCCGCACAGCCCGCGCCGCCTCATGCCGCACCATCCGGGCAATCGCCGTAACCAATCGGCGGCCGCCGACGCTCGGGAAAAGGCACCACCCCGGCGGGCAGCATCGCCGGATCAAGCCGGGCCAGATGTGGCACCAACGAGAATTCCAGCAGCCGGGCATACCTCGCCCAATCGGCCATCAGGCGCAGTAAGGTCTCCATCTGGTCGAGCCCGATCGGTTCGCCCCGTTCTCGTTGGACGGCGATCACCGCCCGGAGGTTTTCAATCCGTTCCGTCAGCATCTCTCCCTCCAATCTGGGTGGCATGGGGGCACCCGCCCCGACAGGCGCGGTAAAAGGCGATTCGGCCTGGATTGTGGGGAGCCCAGGGTGTCCGCTGATGGCGCAGGCAGGCGTCGGTGGCCAATTCGCCCACCACCGGGCAGACCACGGTGGCAGCCATCAGCACACCACGGACCCGCTGTTCGGCGGCCTCCATTGAACCCCGATAGCTGGCCCGCAGCACGCCGCTGACCAATGCAGGAGAGACCCCCAGCAGCCGCGCGACAGTGGCTTGACTGCGATCATCGCAGGCCCTGGCCAATGTCTCGACCCAATCGGGGAGATCATTCCAGGCGGCACGGGCTCGATCGATCGCGCAGGTCGGATCATTCGTCATCGCGCGGGGCCTCCTGCCAAACGACCCGCCCCAGATTGGGATCGAATACACTGGACAGCCGCTGCACCATCGGCGGACGGGGGCCGGTGTTGCGCCCCGGCACGAAGCGGTAACGAGTTGCCGCCGCCGCCAGCCCCGGCCGGGCCGCGCGCCCCGGTTCGGCCACCACGAGGTAGCCGGCGCGGTGCAGGTTGGCGCAATAGTCGGCCGCGTCGCTTTCCGCCACCGGCTGGGTTTCCGTGCTGGCGGCGATGGCCAGATCGCGCCACGACCAGTCGCCCTTGAGCATCCGCATCGTCCGCCACATCTGCTCCCGGGCCAGCCCCTGCGTGACCGGCTTGCCGTCGCGGGTGACGCGCGGCGCCTCGATTCCGACGTCGCGGGTCAGGCTGTACGCGGCCGGGGCGGACTCTTCCGCCGCCCGGACGATGTAGCCGGCCGCCTCCAGCCCGCGCAGATAGGTGCGGATCGTGTCGCGGTGGATCCGGGTTGCCTGTCCCAGCGAGGCCAAAGTAAAGCCCGTCCGCTGGGCGCGGATCGCCGCCCATACCGCCCGCCGCCCGGTCGGTTTCGGCCCGGCCTGCTCCAGATGCGCCGGCTTGCGCGCCATCACGCGGCCCTCCGGCTGGGCGGATTGCCGGTGAAGAACGGGCCGTCGAACCCGGCGCGGTCGATCCGGGTCAGCCCGGCGGTCTGCGCCGCCTCGCGCACCCGGTCGAGATTGACGCAGATCCGCCGCACCGACCCGCCCGAGGCGTCATGCAGGGCGACGAGCAGATCGTCGGCGACCTCGACCCCCCGGCAATACAGCCTCGCGAGGTGGCGGGTGTCGGCCAGCGAGCCGGGCTGGGCCGCCACCCAATCGAGCATCCGGCCGTGGACCCGCTCCCATACCTTCAGTTTTTGTGGCAGTTGCTCCTCGCCGATCAGGATGATGGTGGACTGGCTGCTCTCATAGATGTCGCGCACCACCTCGATCATCCCCTTGGCCACCAGATAATCGGCCTCGTCGATCAGCAGCGGACGCTGGCTCAGCGACAGTTCCTGGCCGATCTGATCAACCATGTCGGGGATGGTCGCCGCCGGCTTGACCCCCATTTCGGTGAGGATCGCCTGGCAGAGCTTCTTGCGGGTCCACACGCTCTTGACCTGGACGTGATAGGCCCGGTGCTTGTTGGCCGCGTACATCGCCGCGAACGACTTGCCGTAGCCGGAAAAGCCGTGGAAGGTGGCCATCCCGGGCAGCCCGGCCGGCCGGGTCATCACCCGCTCGACCAGTTCGGCGAGCAGCATCACGTTGCGCAGTGGCGCAATGGTATTGACGGGGGAGAAATCTGCGGTCATCTTTGTCCTCGGTTTCTTTCAAATCGCGGCGGTCCACTGGTCAGAGTGGCCGCCGTTTTCGTTCACGCGGTCAGCACCGCGTCTCCGAAATCCGCATAAAGGGCGGCCATCGCCCGGTACTCAGGCTGGGTGCGGTACACCGCCAGCCAGCGGGTGCTCAGTTCGTCCACCGCCTCGCCCCCGGCCTGCCGCTGTTCCAGCGCCAGGGCACGGGCGAACCGGGTTTCCCGGGTGTCGGCCGGCTTGCCGACGGGCGTGGCCGGGGCCTCGGCCGCCTGATCCGGTGCCCCCAACAGGGCGGCCACCTCGGTTTCGGGCGGCACCTCTTCCCATTCCGCCTCCATCGCCGCCAGCCGGGCCGCCTGCTCCGGCGTCAACGGCGTCGCCTCGGGGGGCGGGGCTCCCCCGGGCAGTTCGGCCAGGGCGGTGTCACGATGCTTGTCGAGCCGGGCCAGCTTGCCCTCGACCCGCTTTTCCTGGGCGCGGGTGGCAACGCTGATCGGCAGATAGGCCCGCTTGTGGCCGTTCCAGATCGCCTCGCAGACGAACCTGCCGTCCATCAACCGCACCCACACCTTGCCGGCGTCGTGCAGGTCGAACCCGACCACCACCTTTTCGCCGTGCAGCGGGCGCAGGGAATCGTGGAAATAGGCGTTGTCGAACACCTGGACGAGGCCGCGCGACACCTGCCGGATCACCGCCGGGCGGAACAGATCGACCGCCTCGGCCTCGGTGATCGGATCCGCCTGCCAGCCATCCAGCACCGCCAAGTCCCACATCTCGGCGGGGGTCAGATGGCGCCGCTTGCCGGTCTCGGGATCGATGCTTTTCGGCAGGGACTCGTGCGGCCGGCTGTTGTAGGCCGCCATCTCCGCATCGATCTCGGCGATGAAATCGCGCCACGGCGTCAGGATCGGCGAGGCCCCGGTGGTGGCGATCTGCTTCCGGGTCGCCTTGAAAACCCGTTGCAGGGCTTCGGGGTCCATCCGCTGCCCCACATAGGTCACCGCGCGGCGCGCCACCTTGTGCAGCACCGAGGAATGGAACCGCTCGACGATGCCGCGCGCCTGGGAGGACCAGGGGGCGCTGTGCAGCTTGGTGATCGACAGCCGGGCGATCAGCCCGGTGACGTCGTCGTCCCAGGTCTTGTTCTTGGCGCCGCTGCCATTGTCGTAATAGACGATGTCGCAGCAGGTGGTGGTGGTGATGGCGTGGCGCAGCGCGTCGGCCACGCTCCAGGTGTTCTCCGCCAGCGCCGCCGACCAGCCCACCCAGCGCCGGGTGTAGACGTCGAGAAACACCGTCACTTCCGGCCGGAACGGGCGCCCGTGGATCGGATGGGCGACCTCGCGCTTGAAGGTGTGGCCGTCGCCGATGAACACCGCCCCCGGCCACAGTTCGGAGGTGTCGCGGGCGATGTATGCCTGCATCGTCTTCAGCAGGCGCGGCCCCATCCGCCCCCGGTTGCGGGTGAGGGCGTCGAGCTTCTTGAGGTAACGGCGGACCTGATCGTAGCTCGGCTTGGCCTCGCCCGCCGGCCAACCTTCGAGGATTTCCGGGATGCCCCGCTTGGTCGGACGGCACCACAGCTTGACTAGGGTTGGTGCCCAATCTGGCCGGTCCAGTTCGGGAGCGGCGACCGGCGCCAGCGCCACCACCGCGCCGCCGGCCTGATCCCGGGCCTTCAGCCAGTTGTAGACCGTCGCCCGGCTCAGAGCCCGATCGGCATTGCCCCGGGCATTGGCGGCGATGACCGCCTGCTGTAATCCCGGTGCCAGTTCGTGCCGCCGGGCCAGATCGATCAGCGTCTCGACCGCCTTGCCCCGGCTGAGTCCCATCGTCAGCACCAAGCGGTCAATCTCGGCCAGCACCGCCGCCCGCGCCTCCATCGGGGTACGCTGGTAGGTTTTGAGGCTGGCCACCGAGGGCAGGTCGAGGGTGAGTTGGGCCGGAGCCGGCACCGCCGCCTTCAGAGCGTGGCGGGCCAGGGCGCGCCGGAACGACTCGGGCAAGGCCGACAGTGGATATTCGACCCCGCCGCCCGCGCCAGCCCGGGGCCGTGACGGCCAGGATTCGCGGGCGGCCTTCGACCGGACGCAGCGGTCGGTGTTCGGCATGATTTTCGGGTCGATCCCGATCGCCGCCGCCTCGGCCGCCCACCCGGCGGCGGTGCGCCATTCCTCGGCGGTGCGGATCTCAGCCATGACGCGCGGCCCGTACCGGCAGATCGGCGATGATCGCATCGCGTTCGGCCCCGGCCTGCGCCATGAACAGCGCGAGCTGACCGAGGCGCGCCAGTTGCCGGTTGTAGCCGGTGGTGATGGTGCAGCCCACCGCCTGAGCCACCCCCTCCAACAGGATCGTGTTGCCGAGCACCGCGCAGATCGGGGCGAGCAACTCGCTCGGGAACCGATTGAGCCGGCTGGCCCCGGTCCAACTGTCGATCTGCGCCTTGGTGATTCTGCGTCCCGCCAGCGGGCTCAGTTCGGCCGCGATCGTTTCCCGATCCATCCCGGACTCGGCGATCGCCACGTTGAGCAGTTCCCGCACCCGCCGATCCATCGTCAGCGGCGCCCCGACATCCGGCAGTCTCGGCGCCGGTAACAAGCTGAGACGAGAATCGAGCAACCCCAGGAAATCGCCCTGTCGTGGGTCGTCGGCCGACCGGCCTTTACGCATGGTCATGATGCCCTCCTTTGGAGTGTCGTTGACCACTCGCGAAAAAGAGGCCGGGCGGGCTCTGTGCACCGCCACGCCCGACCTAAGGCTTCCGCGAGAAGACGCGCCGATCCTCTGGCGCGAGATCCTGCCCGCCGCTACCGGGGTGACGGTGACGACGGGACGGCTTTCCCCGATGGTTGTGGTTTCGCGGGCCAACGCACCACGGGGGAAAACGGAAAGGTTCTGCTGTATCGTCTGGGTATTGGTGGCGGAGGGGCGTTCGCCGCGCTCCCTCCGCCGGTCCCCTATCTGAAGCAACCAAACAGGAGACGTTGGA